GTATTACTCAGCTGTTACGCATAACTACCAGGCTGATCTATTCTCACTCACAACTTGGGAAACTAACTACACTACCGATGATCTAGTAAAGACGGCCCTCTCGATCGCTGATTTGCATGACTACGTTGTAGCCGCTGGAACAGAACGTCAACTGGCGATCGTTTGGGGTCCACAGACTGAGCTTGCTAATCCAGCTGCCGCCTTGAAAGAACTGTTTACTCAGTATAAACTTGATATGACATGGAGGAATAACATCCTCACTGTCGGTCAATTCAAAGAACTAGAGATTATCAAGACTATCCAGAATGAATCATTAAGCTTTGACAACACAGAAGAGAGCGGGCAACACATCAACCTAGCTTCAGTTGATGGGCAAGAGGATTCATACATCGCAATTGACGGGCCTGATACGAGAGCTCGCGGTCGTCAGATTGTAGCTTACTTCGATGTTCCTGAGTTGGATACAACGGAAGGTGTTGTTGCTCGAGCTAATGAAGAGATTCGACAAGGAGTTGAAGGAACGAAGTACAATGGAGAAACACCACTGTTCTTCGATCTCTGGAGACTCGATGGGGTCAGATGGTATGATCCAGCTGGAGTTGCCCATGACCTCAGAATCCATTCTATTGAAGTAACTATCGATCAGAGCACAGAGCCTTCTCAACACGGTAGGTATGAACTGAGTCCCCTTACATGAGAACTATTAAGCGACAGATCCAAAACCTTGCCAGAGCTGAGAATCCGCCAGAGGTCAGAATCGCCTACTTGGCAGAAGACTTTGACGGGATTGGGCAGTACGTAGCAGTTCGACTTTCCAGAGGTTCTTCGTCGAGTGCCCTTGCTAGAGTTTCCATTGGTGGAACTTCAGGCAAATTCCCTATCGAGGAGGGAGCCCGAGTCTCTGTGGTGATGGTCAAGGGCACTCTAGAAGTCATCTCATTGGGGGGTTGAAGTGGCGATAAAGGCGGTCCGTAAAACTGTAAAGATGCTCAACGGGATTTACCGTGGTGTGCTCGCTGAAGACTACGACGGTAGATCCCAGAAAGTTCTCGTCTCAACTTCCCAAGGAAGTTCTAGCGCCGCATACGCGAACATCCTTTTCCAAAAGACTTCTCTCATGGAAGCTGGAACGCCTGTCCTCCTCAAAGTAATCAATGGACAGATCTACGTTGTCTCGGGGGGCGGCAGACTTGGTAGATTGTGTGAAGACTTCGATAGAGATACTGAAGGAACCACCGCCATCGTCAACAGCACTGTGGACGAGGACGGAACTGATGTGTGGGGCGATTCTCAGCATGAGGCCGAGTGGTCATGGCAGGCGATGACTGCTACTGATCCGGCGCCTGGTGATGATATCGCGGCGATTGACGGGAGCGGAGCGTATGTTATCTCGGGTGGGGCGAACCGAGATATCTACATCGAAACTCCAGAGAATGCCATCGTCATTGATTACACATTTGATCTGTACGTTAGATTCAAGGCGAAGTCTTTAGGTAATGAAAGGTTCTTCGTAAAGTTCGACTCGAGTGAAGATGATGAAGCTGCTTATGTCAAAGTAAGTTTTCATATCAATTCTACCGGCGGCTATCAGATCATTACGAAGGCCACAGACTCAACACTGCTCCCGTTTGTTTACAAAGTCAACACCTGGTATTGGGCGCGGATCAATTACTCGCCAGGTGATGCATGTGGGGTTGCAATCTGGGAAGATACGGGGGATGAGGCGGACGAACCAGAGGATTCACTGTACGAGTTGGCAGAAGAGGATGGAGCTTACATTCCTCTCGAGATTAACAAGTTCCAACTCGGTTTCTTGAATATTGACACTACTGATAGGATCACTGTTTCTAGTATGAAGATTGAGGGGCACTGCACTGAGTGGACTCTCAATGATCCTAAGCTAGGTGATCCATGTGACCCTATCGCCGCCAATATCACCTACTGCTGTGGGTTCGAGGAAGCCGGATACACGGACAATGGGTTCGGTGCTGGTTCTCACGAATACGTAGATGGTGGTGCCGGGGATGGAATTAGCTTTGAGTCGCCCGGTAGAACTTCTCAAAGTAGATATGCTTGTAGAATCAACGGCGGCGGGAATATTAAAGTTCCGCTGACTAACGGCGGACAGATTCGGATAGGAACCGGCTGGGTAAAGAGGAACGCCAATCCTGGTGGTCCAGCTGCATTTCTTATGATGAACTGGTCATCGTCGGTGGTTGGCGTTCTTGGATTCAATTCTAATGGAACACTCTATGCCAACGCCGGCGGTGGGGCGGTTGCTACTTCGCAAGTTTTCGCTATTGGAGAATGGGTAGGTGTTGAGTGGTACTACAATACAACTCAGAACCCAGCAGTACTCAAGTGGCGAGTAAATGGACAAGATCAAACTGATGCCACCTACAGCATCGCCCCGTTCTCTCTTGGTCCCTATGAATACTTCAGCGGTGGAGATGTCACTTACGACGACTTCGTCTTCAGCTTGACTCCCTCAGATTATCCACTTGGTCCTTACACAGTTCGTGGTGGATATGCAGAAGCCGATGGTACTCACAACGTTGGCTCTGCCGGCTGGAAGGATGAGGCGGGGACCTCATACACCAATGGAAGTACCACAGTTCATAACCACCTAGATCCGAGTCTTCAAGGTGGAGTGTGGATGCGCCCATCTTCAGCCGATGGGGCTTCTTACCTTGAACTAGTTCCAAAACAACATAGCCTCTCTGGAGATAGACCGCTGGCTGTTTACGCCGCAGTTGTCACTGAGAAAGAAGGTATCATCGGTGACAACTACTTTGAGTTTAGGATTGTCGTTGATGGGGTTCAGTACACAGTCTATGCTGGTTCTGGACAGTGGAATGTGATCAAGGTTAACTACCAGCACTACATGAACAAGCCTGGGGGTGGACAGTGGGATTTGGCTTCTATCAACGCTATGAGATACAGGTTGGGTTACTCTAGTGACATCGGCCCCAACAACAAATACTTCGGAGTGATGACCGAGCAAGCTTTCAAGGATGGCTCGGCCTGCGATGACGTTCCCTAATTATGATTGATGAGGCGGGACCTCCTGGCCTTCATCGATCCGGTCGAGTGTTGCCTCAGCGGCCTCGACTGTATGGATCAGAGACGCCACGCCGCCGGCGTCTCTGATCCTCCCTAAGTAGAAATGTTGTAGGCGAGTCGGTTTCCCATGCTCATCGCGTTTCACCTCGAACGCGATGAAACGGCCGCGGTAACACCCGATGATGTCGGGGAGCCCCGCCGTGATAAATGGTGAACCGTGCAACTTTATCCAGAAGCCACCGCGCGAACGAAGTCGTTCAAGTAGTTTCTTGACGACAGCCCGTTCGAGCGGTGGCATTCTGGTGTTTAGAGGTCGTCGACGTCGATCTCTTCCACATCGTCGTCATCAGTTGACGTCTCTGTGGAAGTCTCATCATCATCCTCGTCCTCGGTCTCTTCACCGGTGGACTGGTAGTCCTCCTTCTTGAAGGTAGCCGCGATCTTGGACTTGATCTTACCGTCGTACTCGTCGTCCGCCAGCGTAGCCCCGATGATCAATCCCTTGTCAACGATGGACTTGATAGGGAGTTCAGCGGCTCCCTTCGGAACCTTAATCCCAAGGTCCTCGAGGAAGTTACGCAGATTCCACAGGGCTTCTGGCTTAAGGCTGGTGACGTGCCAGATGGACCCAGCATTCCGAAGCTTCTCAGGGGCGTGAACGGTAAGGCGCCAGTTGAGATACTTAGAAGTGGGATCATCCTTCTTGGATTTGAGTTCGCAGCCAGCGATCTTCAGGAGGTAGTCTCCCTCAGGAACGTGAGCGGCCTTGCCCCCTTCGCGTCGCTCTTCGACGTTAGAGAAGTCAACCGTCAACTTCGCTGGCAGAATCGGTCGTGCTCCCGGCATCTGTGCCTCCATAGATCTTAGCAATGAATGACTGAAGTGTGGGGTTTCGTTCGATCGGCCTCAGCTCCTCGAATCGATTGCCAGATACATACTTCGGACGGGAGCCAAGTAGCATCCGACGTTCCATGATCTTCTTCCCTTTGATCTCCACCTCGCTTACATAGATTCTCCCAATCACGTTGGTGGCTGACAAGAGAACTGACCTCGGGGCGGGAGAGAGTTCTGGGTGAGTCTCGATAAGTGTGTTTCCCTCCTCATCGTCGTCTGTGGTGGTCTTCTCTTGTGCATTGAAGATGATATGGTATGGGAGATTTCTGAATTTGATGATGGCATCTTTGAGCACTTCGCCCAGTTTGAGATAGCTCCGTCGATCCGGTGTCATCGGGTCGCGTGACATATCCCGTTCCAAGTCATCCTTCAGAACCCATTTCATCCCAACCGAGGCCAGCATTGTAATCGT